TACAAACTATGCAGCATGTTATGTGTAATTACGTGATAGATGCATACTGTGAGCACAATTCAACTCTGGTATCCTTGCCACCAGACTATTCAATAGCGGAGCAGTACATCAAGAAAAAATGGCGTTTCCTGCTACCGATCCACACAACATGCAGCATAATCGAGTAAACAATGAATATACTTATTTCAGCACCATCATACACTCACGGCTGTGGTGGGATCAGGGTACTTCACTATCTCGGATACCTCGCGAAATTCATCGGCCACAACATCAAAATGGATAGCCCCTACTGTAACCCAGAATGGGGTGAATACTCTGGAAGAATCGGACCGCCTGACATTAGGATTATCCCAGAGATAAATCCGGTCAGCTCCAAGGCAGATGGAAACACTGTAAGATGGGTTCTGTACTTCCCCGGGGTGTTGGGAGATGGGCCGAAGGTTTACCCAGAACATGAGCTAATTGTCTCGTATTGTGACCTTTATGATAACGCAGCAAATGTAGCAGCATCGCGCAAGCCAATACTTAAGTTTTGCCTTCCATTTTGCGAAATGCCGACAATCAACTTGGAGATGAAAAGAACAGTTGAGAGTGTAGTATGGTATGGCAAGGCAGCTAAAAACTTATGTCCATACATCGAAGGGGCTCAAGAGATAACCCGCTGGTTCCCTAGCTCAAGGCTTGGGCTGGTTCAGCTACTTGAACAGACAGGCATCGCATACTCATTTGACCAATATACGGTGTTTAATGACGAGGCCCTGCTTTGTGGTTGCAAAGTTTTATTGTGGAATGGGATAGAATTCCGAGAGTACACAAATGATCGGGCTCATGATGTTGTCATGGACATAGAGAGGGACCTATTACTGGCAGATAAATTTTTGAATGATGTTGGGGATATTTTTGGTATAATAAGATAACCCGACACAGAGGACATAAAATGAAAGAGCAATTAGCAATCGGCAAAGTTATCAGAATGCAATGCATGAGACGGGGTTTATGCGCTTATCCCAAAGAGACAATTTACGTCTCTCAAGAGGCTTTATGGCAGTTATCTAATAGCGCTCTGGGTATCCCGGTTGTGGTAGATCACCCAAGTGAGCTCATAACTGATGAGAACGTGTCAAACCTTGCTGTGGTGGGCCGTGTCAGTGCCATGGAGTATGATGCTATTTCAGATACATGGGATGCCGTGTTTGTGGTTGACAATGAAGAAGCTATCAGTTTACTCCAAAACGGATGGGGTGTCAGTACAGCATGGTTTGGAGACAAGTATGCATCGGGCGGCACCCATAACAATGTCGGCTATGATAGGGAATTGATCGAAGGTCGCTACGAGCATTTAGCTATTGTTAAAACCCCACGATACGAAATGGCAGTAAACCCGATCTTTCTAAATAGCAATACTTTACAAGACGATCTTAAAAAAGATATTATAAATGTGAGTAACGATATAATTGAACCAAAAACGAGAGGTCAACAAAATATGATCGGCAAGATATTTAAGCGATTAGTCTCACGGGAAGAACTAAAAACAAATGAAGGCGAGGAGCTCTTTGTCGATATCGACGGTGTTGACGTTCCTCTGACCGAAGTCATAAGCGACATCAAAACGCTTAGGCTAAACAAAAAGAATGAAGAAGAAGAAAAAAAGGAAGAAAAGAAAGAAGCCAAAAAAATGGCTAACGATACTGATGAGGTCGATGTTGACGGTGAAAAGATCAGCGTCAATGCACTGAAGCAGATGTACAAAGAAAACAAAAAGAAAAACGCAGTAGCAGACGATAAAGAAGAAAAAAAGGAAGAAAAGAAAGAGGATTCTAAAAAGAATTCTAAAGACGATAAAGAAACCGAAGAAAGATTCAACATGGTCAAGGAGCTCCATGAGAATGGAATCACTTATAAACTGGTAGATCAGTTCACAAGCACAAAAGAGCGTGTTGACATGGGCAAAGCAAGATACGGCAAAAAAGTTTAATCAGATAAACATTAGGAGATTTCGAGATGGCTTTAAATCAGAACCAATTTGGAATGTTGACCACAACCGGTACTCGTATCGGCGGGCCAACAATGACTGTGGAATTTTATTCCGCAAACGCAGCTGCAACCATCGCCCCCGGTGAGATGGTTTGTATTGGATCAACTGTCGCTCCAAACGTAACGAAAGTTATTAAGGGTACAGCACTGACAGATCCATACTTCGGTGTTGTACTGACCAATCCTCTTAAAGAGAGTTATGCAGTCGGCGAGAAGATGGAAATTGCCATCCTCGGTTCAACGGTTATCATGCAAGCAAGTGCGGTTATCACGGCTGGCGCTTCGCTTCAATATGCATATGATACCTTCAAGGTGGCGACACAAACCACATCCAACACAATCGTTGGTGTTGCGCTTGATAACTCCTTGGGTAATGCAAGCCTTATCAGGGCGTTTATTTTCAGGCTTGCAATCTCTGGCGCAACTGGCGCAACTGGCGCAACTGGCGCAACTGGCGCAACTGGCGCAACTGGCGCCTCTGGAACAGGACCTACAGGCCCAACTGGTGTGACTGGTGTGACTGGACCCACAGGCCCGACTGGAGCTACAGCTTAAGACTGAATGCTAACAAGGGAGCTCCAAGGTTAGGAGCTCCCAACTTTGAAAAAAAAGGAAAGATTAAATGCAGAACCCATATAAATTTTTTGATGCAAATAAAGGTGAGCTCAACAAAAACTCACTCGGTTATTCTCAGTTAATCACGACCCTGACAGCTGTGGGCCGCAAGGTGTCTGAGCAGAAATTCTATACCATTGACTTCGCGGAATACGTTCCTGTAGTTGTGGGTAACGGCGCTTATCAGCGTGCAATCATCAACTGGAGAACATACGTCAAAGGTGAGGGTTTCAAATCTGGGGTTATCTCTAACGCTTCGAACCAAGCGCAGCTTCCACTGGTTGACGCAGCCTATGACCAAATCTCCCAGACGATCTACAATTGGGCCAAAGGGATGGTATACAACGTGTTCGAGCTCGAAGAGGCGATGCGGGCAAATACCCTGTTCAGTTTGATTGAAGCCCGTGAAAAAGCAAGGCGCCAAGAGTGGGATTTGGGATTGCAGGAAGTAGCTTTCTTGGGCTATGGCGCAGACACTGGACTACTAAACAACGCAAACGTGACTGTGGATTCTTCCACTATCACCAAAAAAGTTAACGCGATGTCAGCAGCGGAATTCAATACTTTCGTTGGTGCGATCTATGAAGTTTACAGGGCAAATTGTGCTAGAACAGCCAAGCCAAGTATATTTATCATGCCGGAAACGGACTACAATGGTTTGATAAATTTTCCAGATTCTGCGTTTCCCCTAAAAACGAAACTGGAGTTACTCGAAGCAGCTTTCAAGACGATCACCGGCAACCAAGCGTTTAAGATTTTGCCATGCGCCTACGCGGACAAGGCTAACTTCGATACAACAAACAACAGGTATGTGTTGTTGAACTACGATGAATCCAGCGTAAAGATGGACCTGCCCATCGATTATACGATGACCGCTGCTGGAACTTTTAATGGGTTTTCATGGGAGAACGTAGGCTTTGGCAGCTTCACAGGTGTTGTTGCTCAGCGTGAAAAAGAGATGCTATATTTCGGTAACACAGCCGCTTAAAGGATTTGAAGAATGGCAAAGCACGAGTACGAGAAAAAAGCCGAACCCAAAAAAGAGAGCTCGGATAAAATCCGGGTTTTCTCTAACAGGGCTGGTGAAATTAGGTGTCCAGACGGAAGCGTTTTGAAATTCCAGTCAGCAGTTCTTGTCACTAAAGAGACTGCTGATTGGTTGTTTGCTTCGTTCCCTACATTCATCCTTAAGGTTGATTGAAATGATAACTGTCTCTGACATTGTTGTTGACGATTTTAAGGACTTGTTTGTTCGTGATTTTAAGTACGCTATCGCAAGCGGTGAGACAGTCTCTTTGTATGATTGTCAAAAAGATTACGTTATGGATAGCGACATAACACGGGCGTTCAATGAAGCAACCATTAACTTCAATGAAGGTTTATTCTCGGATGATACCCAATTGAAAATAATGTTTTTGTATCTTGCTGCTCATTACCTTGTGAACGATTTGAATACGTCGTCGCAGGGGATGGGCGGTTCTAGTTCATTTGCTGTATCGTCGCGGTCCATCGGTGGGGTATCAGAATCATACTCAATACCACAGTGGATGTTGAATGACCCGATACTTGGAGCATATGCAACAACTCGATATGGTCAAAAATACATATCACTGTTGAAACCGTTATTGATCGGTAATCTGGTAGTTGAACAGGGTGCTACGACACCGTGGTGAAAGATGTTTAATGTCAAAAACAGTTTTCAAATACGACAAGACAGCACTTGATAACCTTCAAAAGTTTATCGAGGCTGATCATTATGTGAAAATTGGTGTCCTCTCTATCTCACCAAAAAGACCTCCCGATAAGAAAACAGGTAAATCGATTGATGCAGTGGTTTTAGCCGCTGTTCATGAGTTTGGTTCCCCATCAAGAAAAATACCAGAGCGATCATTTTTGAGAAAGACACAGGCAGCAAGGAAAAAAGATTTCAATGATTTTTTTGACCTTGGTAAAGACAAAATAATGCGTCAAATAATGATCGGCAACGGTGATGTTTTTTTAAACAAAGTAGGCGCTAAGTGGGTGGGCTATGTCCATGAAACCTTTGCAGCACAAGGGCCGGGATGGACAAAGCTATCAGCAAGACGTATCGCTGAACGTAGTGTTACTGGTAGAGCTAAAGGCAATAAAGATCCCGAAAAGCATTCGATCCTTTGGGACACTGGGGCAATGCTGCGATCCATAATTCATGAGGTAGTGTAAGGATGATGAATAATCAGCTACCCAACATGAATGCAGCTGTTATGGCATGGGCCAGAGAAACCCGTGTGTTTGTCACAGCAAAACGCACTTATGATTATAAAGTGGAAGAATCATACTTTGAAAAGACGGTGAAACTATTTCGTGTACCCACTGGCCAAAGTCTTGAGATGAAGCCAGAAGGACAAAGGAAGTGGAATACCGAGCTACTTTACACGGATAACGATTTGGATCTTAAAGTTGATGACATCATAATTTTTGATTGCAAAGAATCGGAGAAGTTCAGGGTTATGAACAAAACCGATTGGAACCAATTCGGCTATATTGAATACAGAATTACGAGTACATATTTATGAGATTAACGCCACAAATCATCTGCGACATCATCAAGGCTGGCATGTCTCTCAAAGACGATCAGATATGGATCTACAACCAGCGCAGGGCTATACCCGAAGATAAATCGCTATACATAACCGTGGGCATCATGTCCATAAAGGCTTATGGCAACACCAATCGATTCAAGCAAGACACAATGCAAGATGATTTAACGCAATATGTCCAAGAAACATTGTCGATTAATCTGATGAGCTACACCACAGAATGTCTTGAGAGATACCCTGAGTTACTTGGCTCACTCATGTCAACATATAGCCAACAAGTGCAAGAATCTCTTGGCTTGAAAATAGCGCAGATCCCCGCATCTATAAATGATGTTTCTGGGATCGAGGGCACAACAATGCTAAACAGGATTGTGATTACATTGCCCGTCTTGAGAAAGTACAGTATGCTAATTGGAGCAGATTATTACGACCAAATAACTCCCGGATATGTTGCTTTTACTGAACAATAAGGAGATTTTTATATGACGATGATAGGAATTGTAAACGTAGTTAACATTAGTGTGATCGTGCCGCCCGCCGGGCTCGCGCCATACTCCATAAATAACCTCGTATGCTTTACAAAAGAAACCCCGGCTGTATCCCTTGGGACTGCCTTGTTTGCGGTTTATTCCAGTGCAGCTGATGTTATCACAAACTGGGGTTCTGCAAGCGCCACAGCCGAAGCAGCTACAGCGGTATTTAGCCAGTCGCCAAACATCCTCACAGGTGGTGGTTACTTTATCGTGGTTCCCATGCTTACTGATGAGGTATTGGAGGAGGCTATCGCGAGGGCTTCCACACTGATTTATTTCGGTGGATGCAGTGCAAACTATACTCTTGGCATAACTGGACCAAGTGGATTTACTGGAGCAACCGGAGCAAATCTTGAGGCTCTCAGAGCTGCGGCGGTAGCACAGGCAACAGGCAAACTTTTGTTCCTGGCTGATTCAGCTGCATCGTCATTGCAAGCAGGCGGTTTGGCATATTCAGTTGAGGATTCATCTTTAAGCCTCACTCGCGTTTTGCATTACGCGAGGGCTACGGGTATCAACGGGCTAAAATGGAGCTATGCAAGCCGTGGTATGAGCACCAATTTTTCCGCGATCAATACCGCACAAACAATGAACCTTAAAACCTTGGCAGGGGTTTCCTCTGATGAGGCCATGACACAAACGATATTGACCGCAGCTAAAGCCGTAGGGGCTGACTGTTACGTCAACATTGCAGGACAAGCATGTGTGATGTCATACGGCGCCAACGGGTTCTTTGACGATGTCTATAACCTGCAGTGGATCATCGGAGCTCTTGAGGTAGCCGGTTTCAATTTCTTGCGACAAGCTGGGACAAAGATCCCACAAACTGAAAAGGGAATGGATGGGCTCAAAGCAGCATATCGTCAAGTTTGTTCACAAGCTGTTGGAAATGGCTATGTTGCTCCCGGAGTGTGGACCGGATCAGACACCTTTGGCGATCCCGAAGATTTTAAACGAAACATTGTTGATTTTGGATTCTATATCTATTCACTCCCGGTGGCTCAGCAGGCAAGTGCCGATAGACTGGCGAGGATCAGTCCTGTGGTTCAAATCGCACTGAAATATGCAGGGGCAATTCATTCAACCAGTGTGATCGTAAACATCAATAAATAAAGTATAACTGAGAGGGTAAAATATATGGGTTCATTATCATTAGTCGGAAACGACACAATCAAAATCGGTGATAGACTACTCGCTGATTTTGGTCCGGGTGAGGTTGCTAAGATCTCTTACGCAACCGAACTGGCGACAGTCAAAACTGGTAAGAACGGCAACACCATTTTCGTTCAAAACGCAAGTGGTTTCCAAGCATCCCTTGAAGTGAAAGTCATTAGGGGTAGTGCAGACGATAAGGCATTGCAAACCTTTCTGACATCATACCGAAGCGATCCCGTGCTTTATGTTGTGCAAAATGCGGAACTAGTGAAAAAATTGGGTGATGGTGCTGGAAAAGTAACCGCTGACACCTACGTGTTGACAGGCGGCATCCCAACCAAACAAGTTGAGGCCGTGGTAAACGTAGAGGGTGACACAGAGCAAGCAATCAGTGTTTACACTTGGGTATTTGCAACCAGCGATAGGGCTATTACCTGATGATTAAAACAACACTACCAAGTGGATCAATTTTAGAGATAACCCTACTCCCCTTTGAGGAGGCTTGGGGTATCTCTCAAATGATTACAAAGGAAATTGAGAGAATTGATTTTGATATTAAAAGTGTTAACTTTTCAGACATTAAAATGACTGATGTTGTAAATTTTAAGAATCCAATTTGTGCTATTTTATCGAGCAAAGTTGTTGTTGAAGCTGCGAAGATTTGTTTCAAGCGTGCGACATACAACGGGCTCAAGATTGATTCACAGACATTTGAACAAAGGGAATATCGTTCTGACTTCCTACCTGTGATTTTTCATGTTTTAAAAGAGAATATATCCCCTTTTTTCGAAAATCTTCTTTCGTCTTTAAAAACGAGTTGAACGATTCTAATAAGCGTGAATCCCCTAAAATAGACATTAAAATGGACAATCATCGGTTTATCGTCATGGAGCTCGCTAGTGCGGGCTTCGGATCTCCCGAGGTTTTAATGAATGAACGTGTTGATTTAATATGCGATGCTTATGATTATTTGACCTTTAAAAATCGATATGAAAAGCAGTGCTATTTGATAGGGGCGAAAAATGAATGTAGGTGAATTATTTTTTAGCTTGGGATTTAAAAGCGAAGGGCTTGGCGAGGCTAAGAATTTCGAAAGCGCAATGGCATCATCGGTTGACATTACCGAAGTGCTTACAGCTGCAATGGAAAGCCTTGGGGAGATACTGGGTAAAATTGCTGTGTCCATGGGGGCTCTCACCCAAGCCGAACTGACTGAGATAAAGACAAAAGAACGTCTTGCCAAAGGCATGCGGGATATCAATATCAGTGAGAAAACCGGCAATATTGAGAAGACAAAAGGGCAAGGCATCCTCAAGGTCATGAATGTCAGAATGAAAGAGTATTGGGGAAACTTAGCCTCTGCAAGATTGCAAATACTCGGAGCTACTACCGCATTGACATACTTCGTTAAAAAGGCCGCTGATGCCGCTATGCATCTCGATAAGCTATCTACCCTCACCGGACTATCAACAAACACCTTGCAGCGCATGGGAGACATGGCAGCACAGACTGGTGGGAGTGTTGACGATATCGCGGGGGCAGTGAGGAATTTCCAGCAACAATCTGTTGACATCATGCTGGGACGTTGGGGCAATATTGGCGCGTTCCAATTCATGGGTATCGATCCACATGAAGATCCCCTCAAGATTTTGGATCAACTCGCAGCGAAATTAAAGACCATGCCAACGGCTTTGGGTACAAGCATGGCAAGGGATCTTGGGTTATCAGATGACCTAATCTACTTTCTAAAAAATAAACAAAATCTCACGCCAGCAAACGAGGAGACCTTACTTACAGATAAAGAGATAAAGAGGCTCAAAGAATTCAATATCTATTTCAACCGGATATTTGAGCAGAGTAAAAGAACCCTTCAAAAATTTGCTGCGTTCCTCACTCCAGTGGCATCGAATGTTATTTACTTCTTTGATCGCATCGGCCTGATGTTTTCCACCGTGTCGAATAAAATGGAGCCATTCTTTGAAAAGCTGCAAAAATATAGACCTTGGCTGATTGGCTTGGGTGTGGCTTTAGGGCTTGCCTTTGCTCCGTTCACAACCGGACTATTATTATTGGTGGGGGCTCTTGAGGATATCGCTTCATTTGTTAGGGGTGATGATAGCGTCCTTGGAAGAATGCTTAAATACTTCACCGATATTGATCAAGTGATTCAAGATGTGGTCTCTGGTTTTGCTGAGGTAGCTAAACTGTTTACAGGGGATAAGACAGACAAAGAGATAGATAAAGCAGCGGGAATTACCTCAAAAGCAATTTCGGATATGTTGAAACGAATGTCTTTGCCCGGTTCAGCGGCTGAGGAGATGGAAAATAATGGATATGTCCCATCAAGTGAAAGATTGCCATTAAAAAGCCCCAATGTTGAAAATAACGCAGGTGCAAGCAATACCAACGTAATCATCAACGTCAATGAATCGGATACACCAAAACAAACCGCTGTAGCGATACTTGATATATTAAATCAACAAGTACAGGGTGCGTTTTATGAGAGACAAGGCGGGCCAGCATAATGTCAATATTAAATACTATAAGCGGTGTCAGTAATAAAATAAGTGTTGGTGGTTCTGCATTATCATTACTTGGTATGGGAACAGCTTTAATTACTGGAAAAGATTTAAAGCGAGGTATTGAAGGTTTCTTATTTGACGTACCTCTGACAGAAAACGTCACGTTCGCAGCACAAATCACGGATCATTTCGCAGAAGATAACAGCACTATTCAAGATCACATTGCACTAGAGCCTGTTCGCATAACTCTCACGGGTAAAGTTGGGGAATTGGTCTTTACCAGAGCGGCTGGAATTACCTTTCTCAAGGCTATGGTTGATCGCCTTGCACCTTTGGGTATCCTTAGTCCAACTCAAGGATTGCAAGCAACCAAAGCCATCGCATCTGCTTATGAGGTAAAATCAGCAATAGAAGCAGTAAACAAAACATTTGACAATTTATCCGCTATTTTCAAGGGGAATCCCTCTCTCAACAAACAACAAACAGCTTTTACACAGTTTGAGAATATGTTTAAAGGTAGATCCCTGATATCCGTCGAGACACCATGGAAAACCTATACCAACATGGCTATTGAATCATGGTCAGCCGATCAAGACGCAGATAGTCTAATGGAAACAACCTTCACATTGTCTTTTAAAGAGATGCGATTTGTAGGGACTACGACAAACGCAGGTAAACTTGTCGGACGAATTGCAGAGAAATTAAACCCTACCAGTAATCAAGGTACTCAAGGTGGTGTCAAAAAAGATCAAAGTTTTTTTGCTACAATTATTGATGGATCAACGGGGAAGAAATAATGAGACAAATAACAACATTAAATGATGCTTATAAACAAACTTTTAAATTCTCTATTGATGGGTATGATTTTGTTGAAATAGCACTTGAATTTAAATCATTACAATACGCATGGTTCATCACATTAAATTGGGGTGAATTTTCATTGAACAATGAACGTGTAGCAGTATCCCCAAACTTGCTGAGACAATTTAGCAATATGCTTCCATTCGGAATACTCATAACTGGAGTTGATGCAGTTGATCCCTTTTCAAACGATGCTTGGTTGAATGGATGGAATTTTTATATGTTGGATGAAACTGACATGGCAGATGTTGAGGATATTTATGTCAGATAGAAAATTTAATAGATCATTCAGATTGAAAATAGAAACTATAGTCAAAGATACTTTTATCGAGATTCTTCCACCATTCACCGTGGAATTTTCGATCACGAGACACAATCTTGCTAAGTCAAATGAGGCTACTTTTACAATCTATAATTTGAATAAAGACACTAGGGCAAAGGTTGTTAAAGATGCAATGGATTATAATTTGGCAGAAAACCGCTTGGCTATTCAATTTTTTGCTGGTTATGCTGAAAAAATTGGGGATCTAATTCCAAGGTGTTTTAATGGGACGATAAGACGCGCCTACTCGCATCGTCAAGGTTCTGAGTTTCGAACAGTCATAGAAGCGTATGATGGGTTTCCTTCCTTCAATACTCAGATGATAACAGCGAATATAAATCCCGGGGAGACGCAAGCAAATGCCATTATGAAAATAGCAAAATCATTAGATGGCATTGATAAAGTTACTGTAGGAACAAAATTTACGGATATCGCAAAAAGATATACAGCAATACTTGGCGCACCACAAGATGTGCTTAATGACCTTACAAATGATCGTTTTTATATTGATGATGGCTCAGCCTATGCTCTGGATAAAAGTGAAACAATAGATGGTGAAATAAGGCTTATTGACGTTGACAACGGTTTGCTGGGTACTCCAAAAAAAGCAAACATTGTTGTGGAAGTTGAAATGTTATTTGAACCTCGTATCAAGCCATCTCAACTTATAGAATTAAAATCGGCAACAGATGATCGATTCAATGGCGTTTATCAAGTTACTGGCATCATTCACAGAGGGACGATATCAGGGGCGGTCGGAGGAGATTGCAGGACGATAGTAACCATGATGGAGCAAAAGGGATACAAAGTTATTTTGGATTTCGCTACATTTGAATATCGAGTACAGCCATCCTCTGGTGATTTCACAAAATATGATAATAAACGAGGATTTCACTTATGACAGAAAGAATAGTCGGACCTCGGACACAACCAGAGCTAAGAACGGTTTTGGATCAAGTAAAGCGCCAGACAATGCTTGCAATCAACTGCGTTCAAATAGGGACGATACAAGAATATAAAGCAGCGACAAACACAGCGAAGGTAAGAATCAACTTTCAAATGCTCATGGGTAACGGCGAGATTGTCGAATACCCCATCCTTGATGATTGCCCGGTTTTTACGCTTAGTGGTGGCGATGCCTTTGTGTCATGTCCAATTGCTTCCGGTGATAACTGCATTGTGTTGTTCAATGATCGCAATATCGACAACTGGTATCTGAGAGGAGACATTACAACTCCTGCTGACAAGAGAGCTCACAGCATTGCAGATGGTATCGTGTTGGTTGGTGTAAACCCGATAAATGATCCAAAGAATACCCCACTTAATAGTCTTTGCATTAATGGTGGGCCAAAAAAAGTATCGATTATCAATGATTCAGGTGAGGATTTAAAGACATTGCTTGCAAGCATCAATACTACGATTAAGGATACTATCGACACTATTAAAGAGATGAATACCGAGATAAATGCTTTAGTTGATTTGATAACAGCTATCACGGTATCCGTTCCAGCATTAGGCACATCAGGGCCTCCATTGAATGCAGCGGCTATTACAGGGGTAAAAACTATTTTCACCGGGTACAACACAACACTCGATACCAGAAAATCAGACCTAACAACGCTCTCAACCGACATGGCAAAATTATTAGATGAGGGTACAGTATGATATTCAGAGGCTTAACTTCGGCAGGGGATTGGCAATTCGGTGCCGGTAAATCCTCATATGCTAAAAGCAATTCCGCGATCATTTTAAACATCGAAACAACGCTAAGGACCTTCCTTGCAGAGTGTTTTTTTGATCCCGAAATCGGTCAACCTTGGTTTGATATCATCAACTATCGAAACAAGGATGCTATCGTCCTTTCAATCAAGGGAGCTATAGTAAATCTGTATGGTGTTCTCGGGGTAAACGAATTAGAATACACGTTCGACATATACAGAGTCATGACAATCAAATATGATATAACCACTTTATACACAAAGAATGTTTTGGGGACGGTGATAATATGACATCAAACTACATTGATATAACTGGCCTGCATCTACAAATTTTGGCTGATATCATAACCGAGCTCGAAG